ATGAAGTTTGCAGATTTTCAAACTACAAGTGACGCATTTGCGACAACTTGGGCTGCTATGGATCCTGCCATATCATCCATTAGCGGTGTTGCACAAGGTGATGGCGAAAGCGAACGCGATGGTAGAATCTTTATGATCCACAGTATCATGATTCGCTGCCATGTTGCTGCCACAACCTTAGAAGCACAAGCAACACCTTTTGAAGATTTAAGAGGTAGAATTTGTTTGGTTTTAGATACACAAACAAACGGTGCGCAATTAACCGCGACCGACGTAATGGACGGTGGACAAACTGATGATACTCAGGCATTTCGTAACTTACAGCATACGAAACGCTTTCGCATTTTATGGGATAAAAAATGGCACTTACGCCGTATTGGTCAAACGAACGAAGGTGCCGTAGATTCCTTTGCTGCTCCTACGAGCACAACACCTCAATATGTATACTACAAGAGGTTTAAAAAACCTATAAAGGTTATTTGTACCGGAACTACTACCGCCATTACTGCTATTAGTGATAATAGTTTACACATAATTGGTGTAGCGAACTCCGTTCTTGCCTTGCATAACATGCAAGTGCGTATCCGTTTTACCGGATAATAATTTTTATTAATAAAAAAAATTGGACCCCACCCTCTCGCCCTTTTTTATTTTGAATTATTCCCAGCTTTTGCTATCATAGATCGTTTCTTTATCGGACAAAGAATTCCCAATCCTTTAACCTTCCAAATTCTTTTATCATACGATCTTGTCTGTGACGGACGCAAATCACCGGGATCCCTAAAATTCTTTATAAAAAATCCTGGGGTGTTAATAATCACCCCATTTATTTAATTGATTGGATAGTTTTTTGGGGGATGAGAATATGACCTGATACTTTTTTTGGGGAACTGGCCATGTGGCCATCAGTGTTTAAGGTAATACTAGAAAATGACATACAGTGGTGGCCATTTTCACTTAAACACTTTTAATCCCCCTAATAGTTATATGGGGGTTCCCCCCAAACCCCCGGGGGGTTTCCCCCCCCCAACCCCCTCCTACCAGATAAAAATATTGATGTTGTGATAAGTCTACGTCTTCGACGGGATGAAAGATCGTTGCGTTCGTCTCCGTCAACAAACAACCAACCTTCGGTTGCTGTTTGCTCGTGCTCACTCCACTTAAAATACGGGAAAGAAATAATACAAAATTTAGACTATGCTTAAAATTTATTTTTTTTTAAAGTTTTATAAAAAATTGGTTATGTTTATGTAAGTTCTTCAACTTCCATTGATTCATCATCCGATTCATACTGTTCATTTAATGGAGCACCAAAATGAAAGACTGGCATTTGCCGTCTGCGTTCCCAGTGGTCTAATTCGACAACTTCGAACCTGTTTTGTATTGCTTCACGAACTAATTCGTCTTCGAAGCAATCGCGAATGGTGTATTGACTAGTCACTACAATACGCTGCGGTCGGATCATTTTACCTCCCCCTTTCGTTTCCATAGGGAACGGAAAGATGTCCGCCCAACGCTTCATATACCAGCCTAAATACTCGCACTGTTTGGGACCAAAATCATCGCAAAGTATAGTCGACTGATCTTTGTACCCAACGAACCACTTGTTCGGCGCTTTGTCATAGAAATCAGAGTATTTCTCACGCGCATAAGTCGATTTACCATAACCCGAAGGTGCTACGATCCATTTATTACGCCTTGCTACAAGATTCTCTGGAATAGTTGGATTATCTTGATGGTATCGTTTGAACGCATGGTAATATCGCATCAACATCTGAGCGGGTATAGCATCGAAGTTTCCTTCTTTTGCATATTGCTTAGCAATTACCCACCTGTTGATTGTCGCTTCTCTAGGAGTAAGCGGGACTTCACCTTCCTCGGTAAAGTCTCCATCCTTTTTACAATATTGGATGGCTTCTCGAATCGTTCCCACTCTAACTTCGAGATGTGCTCGGGGAAAAAGCTTTTTCACGGCTGACAAACGTTGACGGTTTACAAAACAAACATAACCCTGGAGGTGTTTCGTGCCTGTCGCACTAACCTCCCGACCGTATATAATATAGGCAATCTTATCACTAGTAACACAATCCTCATCACGCGGATTGTTAATCGTGAAGCACCAATGCTTACTACGCTTTACTATGGGTACTCTTGGCATCGGTACCATTTATCTGCTCAATTGCAACTTGCATATCTCAATTTTCTTTTATGTTGAAAAGTTGAGAAAAAGTTGAGAAAATTCACGTGAATTTTGGAATCTTCCAAGGAAAATTATATTTTCTTTGAAAAGTGAAAAGTATTTGGAAAACTCCAAATCGAAAAGTATATAAACTTTTCCAGCAACTTTTCACCATAATTTTCGTACGATGTACAGTGGAAGAAGTAGAACAAGAAGTAGAGCTTGGCGACGCCAAATAGTTGCACGTAGACGTAAACGTGGAATAGCACGTGTGTATATTCCACGCGCAACTAACCGACGTACCGGCGGTTATATGGGATTAGAAATGAAGTTTGCAGATTTTCAAACTACAAGTGACGCATTTGCGACAACTTGGGCTGCTATGGATCCTGCCATATCATCCATTAGCGGT